CTTCAAATGAAGCTTGAAAAGTTGAAAAACAGCAGTATTTTAGTCAAAATACTGCTGTTTTAGTCGTAATTATCGATTTGCTTTTTCAACTGTGCTTTTGTTCAGCGTTTCCCTAACATCTGGAACAGCATCAAGAGCACCATTTCCAACGTGATGCAGAGCATTTCTTCTACGGTGTCCAGCATCTGGGACAACATTCGTTCTGCGGTTTCTGATAAGATCAGCGGTATCCAGTCCACCATTCAGAATGGGTTTGATGCCGCTGTCGGATATATCAAGGGACTGGCTTCCGATGCTTGGAACTGGGGACGGGATATCATTCAGGGAATCATTGATGGCATTCAGAGTGCCATCGGCTGGCTGGCGGACTGCGTCACCAATGTTGCCGATACCATTCGGGATTTCCTGCACTTTTCCGTGCCGGATAAAGGGCCACTGACGGACTACGAGAGTTGGATGCCGGACTTTATGAAAGGACTGGCAAAGGGCATCGACAAGAGCAAGAAGTATGTGGAGAAAGCCGTAGGCGGTGTGGCGAAAGCCATGCAGCTGACCATGGATTCTGATTTGAATTATAGTTTGAATGGTATTTCCGGTGCAGTCGTTGGCGGCAGTTCCGGCGGTACGGTCAACAACTACTATAACAACGACAACAGCCGCACAGTGAATCAGACAAATAATAGTCCGAAGTCGCTGTCACGGCTGGAGATTTATAGGATGACGAGGAACGCGCTGAATACTTAAAAAGGAGCGATTTAAGTCGCTCCTTTTTCTCGGTAAATCAGAATTTGTCTTACTCGTTTATATTATGAGATTAGGTGACAAGATGTATGTCAAAGTGCATTCCAAATGAACAGAAAAGCAAAAACACATCCCCATGCATTTTTGTATACTTTTCTCACCTGAAGCATTCCATAAATGGCTATAAAGGTAGTTACAATTTCAATGATACCCTGTATGCTGAAGCTCATGGGATGAAAAAGAATGCCCATAATTGAAACCACAAGCGCACCCCAATCAAAGAATTTAGTTTTTACCGGGAAACGTCTGTTGATTTTCTCACAGATGACAACATAATTAAAGCCTTCAAAAAAGCCCCAGACAACCGCAATAACCAGTGTTCCGATAATGGTAGCTACGATCCCTGCTTTGTGAAGATCCGGGGTAACCATAATACTCAATGGTTCGTACCCCTCAAATTGTCCTGAAAGGAAAATAAAAAGAATATACGGGAGAAAAAACACGATCGTCCAAAGCACAGCTTTGATTGCGTTTTCCCAACGAAGTCCGAAACTTGCGAACGATTCTTTACGCATTAGGCCTACAATAGTAATGCCAAGACCCGCTATTCCAAATTCCAATGCAGCAGCCGTCAAAAGTCTTGGCCAAACGGAAATATCACTGTTTTTGCAAAAACTCATTATTCTGCTTCCGAAAACACCATAGACGATATAGACTGCTATCGTAACCAGAGCGATTATCCACAAATCTATAGTAAGCTTTTTCTTCCGTTCTTTTATCTGTTGTTCCATTTACTTTCTCCCTATACTAAATTTCCAAAGTTGATCTTATACAAATTCCGATTTTGCGTAGAGAACCAACGTCTCTGTTGTCTCTATTATACATCATTAAACACAAAATGTAAAGGGGTGCATCTCATGTTTTATACCCTGATTTTAGAAAACCAATCCGGCGAACAGCTGAACCTGTCAACGACCGCCAACCAATACATGACCTCCAAAATCGAAGGTCTGAATCCACCTGCCGGAACGATTTCCACTTCTTCTTACGCGGGCATGAACGGCAGCTACCTCAACAATGCCTTCATCGAAAAGCGAAACGTAGTCATTTCCTTTGCCATGCGTGGCATTGGCATCGAGAAACGGCGGCATCAGCTGTATCATGTGGTCAAGCCGTCCCGATACATCAAGATCTGGTACAAAACGGCGAACATCGATGTTTATGCCGAGGGGTATGTAGAAACCTGCGAGGTGTCAAATTTCGAGCAGCAGATCAGCGGTCAGATCTCCATTCTCTGTCCGGACATTTACTGGTACAGCCGGGATATTTTCTATGCCTATTACAGCGGCGTGATCGGAACATTTCACTTTCCCTTTCCGGAGAGCGATGCTCCGTTTCCTTTGGGTGTGTACTCCAACAGTAATCTGTTCTCTATCACCAATGATGGCGATGAAACTGGATTCACGCTGCGAATCGAGGCACTGCCCAGCGACATTCCGCAGGAAGTGATTGCCGTGACACCGACCATCTACAACGAAAACGGCGAGTATCTGCAAATCAAAGGCGATATTCTGACCGGCGATGTCATTACGGTTACCACGAAAACCGGAAACAAGACCGTCACGCTGACACGCAACGGCGTGGACAGCAACATCCTGAACCGGCTGGTTTCCGGCTCTACTTGGCTGACCTTGAAGGAAGGCACGAATATCTTTCGGGTTGAGGCAGTCCGTGGGGTGAAAAAGCTGCGTGTGACCTTGATGCACCGCAATTCCTATCTGGGAGTGTGAGAAATGCAGTTGGAAATTTACAGCTTGATGGCTATGAAAGACCAGATTTCTGTGTCACTGGAAGCCATCTGCGACAGTTATTCTTCGCTTCTGTGGGATATTGAATTTTACCAATGCGGCTGTTTCGAGGTGTATATCGCTGCCAGTCCCCAGAATGTATCCATCTTTCAGCGTGGCAGAATTGTGGCAAGGAGTGATGATGCCCAGCATTTTGGCATCATTGAATCTCTGCAATTGAAGACCGATACTGAAAAGGGCGATTACCTGACGGTCACCGGACGGTTTCTTGCCAGCCTGCTGGAACGAAGAATCATCTATCCCACCATCACTGCAAACGGCAGCTATGAGGACATTGTCCGCAAGGTGCTGTCCCGCAATGTGATTTCTGCCGGAATCCGCAATCTGCCCGGTTTTTCCATGGGAACAGTATCCGGCGACTGCTGGCAGAAAACCGCACGAATGCAGGTCAGCTATGATAACATCTTAGAATGGCTGTACAGCCTTTGTGAAACCATCGGCGGTTCGGCAAATGTGCGGCTGGATGGAAATGCTCTGAAATGCGAGCTGTTTTCCGGAACGGACCGCAGTCTTTTGCAGGACGACAATCCCCACATCGTATTTTCCGATGCGTACAACAATCTGCTGTCGTTTTCCTATGCAGCAGACGATGCCGTGCAGAAAAACTTCGCCTATGTGCTGGGCTGTGGCGAGGGCAGTGCCAGAAAACGCACGACATTCTGTTCTGGTGCAGAGCCGACCTACCTTGACCGCTATGAGGTGTATGTAGACGAGCGAAACACGGCACAGGAAGAAGATGTGACCGATGCGGAATATTTAGAAATTTTGAAAAGCAGCGGTGCGGAGCATCTGGTGCAGCCAAAAACGGCATCAGAATCTGCCATCGCTGCTTTTTCCACCCAGTATCAGTACAACAAGGATTACTTTGTGGGCGACTATGTAACTGTGGAGCAGAGAAGATTTGGCTTGATTCAGCCTCGAATTCAGCTGATCGGCATGGTGGAGAGTTTCGACCAGAACGGCAGAAGTCTGACACCGACATTTAAAGAAATGGAGTGAGCATATGGCATTTTCCTATGGATTTTTTAACGCACAAAACCTTGACCGGGTGTATACCGCAGAGGATTTCACGGCATATCTGTCCAGCCTGATTTGCAATGGAATTCTGGATACTTACCGGCAGTGTTTTGCACCAACGGTCAAAAATTTATCCATTACATTCGGCACGGGCAAGGCGTGGATCAATGGGCATTACCTGATCAGCAACACCTTGCATACAGTTGATCTTTCCTCTTATGTAGATGAATCGCTGGATCGCTATGTGGTCATTGGACTGTTTTGTGATTTGTCCACTCGTACCTGTGGGATTTGTGTTCTGGCAGGTACAGCAGCTACCAGTCCAACCATTCCCGCCTTTACCAACAACAATGTGATGACTTATCTGACTTTAGCAGTTGTAAGACTGCGTGCCGGAATGACAAGTATTCTGGATTCCGATCTGACAGACTGCCGTGCAGATGAGAGCAAATGCGGTTACTGCAAGTGCATCCTTGGCAAGTGCAGAGTGACGGAGATGCTTGCCGAAATGGCAAAGACAAATGCCACACTGGACGAACTGCAAAAGCGGCTGGATGCAATGAACAGCCAGATTTCCGAACTGCAAACCAAGGTAGATGATTTGACCGCAGGCGAAATCCTAGCAACCGGACAATGCGGTGAAAACATCTACTATGTTCTCTATGACAACGGCAAACTGCTGCTGCGTGGCACAGGTGCAACATATGACTATACTTCTCATGATTCTGTGTTCTATCAAAACGACCAGATCAAGGAAATCGTGCTCAGTAATGGTATTACTGGTTTGGGCGATCGTCTGTTCTATCATTGTGCCAATGCGAAAACGGTATCTCTGCCGGCTACACTGACCAGCATTGGGGACTCTGCTTTTGCACAGGAAGATGCTGCAATCGGCTATACCGCCGGTCTGACTTCTGTTACCATTCCGCAGGCGGTTACTGCAATTCAGTCGTTTGCATTTCAGCACACTGCCATTGCAGAAGTCACGGTGCCTGCCAGCGTGAAAACATGGGGAAAGTATGTTTTCAGCGGCTGTGCAAAGCTGAAGACTGCTCGTGTTGCGTGTGATTCCATTGGTGCTTTTGCGTTTACAAGATGTACAGCATTGTCCAATCTTACGATTTCAGCAAATTGCAAGACGTTCGGACAAAATATGCTGACGTATTGCGAGAGCCTAAAAGTCATCACATATGAAGGAACGATCGCTCAGTGGAACGCCATCACCAAACCGACCAACTGGATGTCCTCCGGAAAGCATTATTACAACGACTATCTGCAAAAAATCCAGTGTACAGACGGCTATTTGGAATATGATCCTGAAAATAATGTGTGGAACGAGGTGAAAAACGGATGATGAAATTTTTAGTGAAACAGCAAAAAATCGAAGCACTGGAGCGAGAGGTCATTGCCTCTGACCAAATCGCATTTGTTTCGGTAAAGTTCATGTTCGATGGGGCTTGGAAAACGCTGCACAAGGTGGTGCAGTTCACGCAGTGCGAAGAAACATACAACTTGGTGCTTGGCATAGATGGAACAACCTGTTTGCTGCCTGCCGAACTGCATCCCGGTACAGTGAAGATGAGTTTGTTCGGCTACGATGCAGAAAGCGATACTACACTGCGTGCAACAACAGTACCCGTCACACTTCACATTCGACCGTCCGGTTTTGTCGCAGATGGGGATACGCCAATTCCGCCGACTCTGGATTTATATACACAGCTTTTGAAAAAACTGGACGAAAAGGCTGCTGGACTTCAAAATGGAAAAGATGGATTTTCTCCAAAAGTGAAAGCGGAGCAAATGAAGTCTGGTGTTGTAATTACCATTGTCGATGCCGATGGTGAAACTTCTGCAACGCTTCATCATGGTGCAAACGGAGAAAAAGGTACAGACGGTAAATCTGCATATCAAATTGCAGTAGAACAGGGTTATCAAGGCTCTGAATCAGATTGGCTCTCTTCCTTGAAAGGCGATAAAGGTGAAAAAGGCAATACAGGAGCCAAAGGAAATCCCGGTCAAGATGGTGCAGATGGAAAATCAGCATATGCAATTGCAGTGGAGCATGGCTACGAAGACTCCGAGGAAAAATGGCTTTTATCCTTGAAAGGCGAAAAAGGTGATACTGGTGAGCGTGGTGAAAAGGGCGATGCTGGCGTAGCCGGTAAAGACGGCTTTTCCCCCATTGCTGCTGTGGCGAAAGACGGCAGTGCGGTGACCATCACCATCACAGATGTCAATGGGACAACGACTGTAACACTGACAGAGGGCACGGCAGTAGACCTCACCCCATACGCAAAGACGGTCTATGTGGATGAAAAAGTGCAGGAATTGTCCGACAGTCTGACGTACACCCTGCAGGAGCATACACTTTCCATCACACACCTGGAAGATAAATCGCATACCCACGAAAATCAATCCGCATTGGATCAGATCACTGCCGCTAAAATCGCACAATGGGATGGTTTCGGCACACAAATCAATGGGCTTAGCACAAAGGTTACAGTCTATTCAGAAAAGACAGAACGTACTTTGGAGAGCCTGCAAAAGCAAATCGATAATCTGACAAGCGGCAGAAATTACACCGTCCTGTTTCAGTCCGGGCAGAATGCCATTTCGACCTATGCCTCAAATCTCAGTATGATTCTGGACGGCAGGTATCAGACAATGGCGGATTTCCTGACTGCTTATCCGCAGTTTTGCAGTGCAGAAAATGATTTTGTGCTGTCCTACTCGCAAACGTGTTTTAACTGGGATAAGTCGGTCTTGACCGTTTGTACAAAGTCTCTGTCCTTGACGAAAAACGCTGAAATCGTGGTGTCCTATCAGTCAGGTTCCAGCGAATCCGGAAGGCTGTATCTGGTGCAGAAACCGCAGAAGATCGACATTCCTATTGGTGTGTATGTGAATACAGAAATCGATGCAAATCGTGCGGTTTCTCTGGATTTCCAATGGCTGCAGTCGGACACCTTTATCACCACCATCACAGAATGCACCAGCATTTCTGACGGCGAATATTACCTTGCCTGGGTGGGCAGAAGCAACAATTCTCATCCGAAAATCCGATTCCTGAAAGTACTGGAGGGTTAAAACATGATGAAAGATACCATTTGCGTGGCTGTCGGCTTGGTCGGTGGCTTTTTTACTGCCATTTTTGGCGGCTGGGACTCCGCTTTGGTGACACTGGTCGTCTTTATGGCAATTGACTTTTTCACCGGCATCATCACCGCCATGATGAAAAAGTCCAAACACACGGAAAGCGGCGGACTTTCTTCCAAAGCCGGCTGGTTCGGTTTGGCGAAAAAGGTCTGCACTTTAATGCTGATCGTCGTTGCAGTTCGGATGGATATTCTGCTGAATACCAACTACATCCGGGACGCTGTCTGCATCAGCTTTTGCCTAAACGAACTGCTTTCCATTGTGGAAAATACAAGTTTAATGGGGATCCCATATCCGCCTGCAATCAAAAAAGCAATTGATGTTCTGCAAACGAAAATCGGCAGAACCGAAGAAACCACCGACAAGGAGGATAAGTAATATGGCGATTTTAAGACCTGATACATCAACTACTCTGAATGGAGTGAGAATCAACGAGTATTTACTCACAAAACATAATCCCAACCACATTGATATGCCTTCTGTTTCCATGGCAGGAAAAATCATTGGTGTGACTGTCCACAACACAGATTGGATCACCGTAGCAAGCGGAACGACCCCTGCGGAACAGTACACAAGAGCAACCGTCAATAACAACATGAAGGACGTGCGAGTTCATTACTATGTGGATAACGTGTGTGCATGGCAGAATCTGCCCCACAGCCTGAGCGGCTGGCACGCCGCTGACGGTTCTGGAAACGGCAACAGAAGAACCATTGCTATCGAGTGCATTATGTCCTCTGCGTATAATTCTACGGATAAGAAGTCGGAGGACAATGCAGCGAAACTTGCCGCAGCCCTTCTGAAACAGTATGGATTGAACATCAGCCACCTCTACACGCATACCCACTGGCTCAATGTTCGTGACGGACGAAACGGAACTGTTGACCAGCTGAACACCATGTACAATCGGTACAAGATGTGTCCGGCATACATTTTGCCGCATTGGGCGGAGTTCAAGAAAAAGGTACAGTCTTATTTGAATGCAGGTTCTGCATCCACAACACCTATTCCTGCAACAAAGCAGCTTTACCGAGTGAGAAAGTCTTGGGCAGATGCAAAGTCGCAGTTGGGGGCGTATTCTTCCTTAGAAAACGCAAAAAAAGCCTGCAAAACTGGATACTCTGTATTTGATGCCAACGGAAATGTGGTCTACACCAATGGCAGCAAGTTCACCAAAGGACAGAAGGTTCACATTCGTGCCAACACACCTCTGTTCGCCAGTGCAGAAACTACATCTGTAACCAGAAGAATCAGCGGCACTTACTATCTCTATGACGGCATTGCCTGCAAGAACGGTCGTTATCGGATCACCACAAAGCCGGAGTTCTGCGGAAAGACACCGGTTGGACAGTATGTGACCGGTTATGTTTCTTGGGATAATTTTGGGGTGATTGGATGAATGCAGAACAAAAAGACCAGATCCGGCAGCTGCACAGCAGCGGTCTGGGTTACAAAAAAATCGCAGCTCAATTAGGACTGTCCGTCAACACCGTGGCTTCTTTCTGCAAACGGCAGAGAGGAAGCGAATCCTGCCCACACTGTCCGCAGTGTGGGCGTTCTGTTGTGCAGACACCGCACCGAAAGCCGAAACGATTCTGTTCCACACAATGCCACAACACTTGGTGGAATCACCATGCTGTATCAGGGAATGGCAAATTACAGCAGCTCTGCCCTATCTGCAAAGAGCCGTTTTTTGCCTATCCCAGTTCGCACCGAAAATATTGTTCCCGTCTTTGCTATGGGAAGCACAGAAAGGAAATGGCACATGGAAAAAGAACATTACCATAAGATCATTACGTATCAAACCACAGTTTCGATTTTGAAAAGCTGGATGCGTGCTGGATTGGTCACGCCGGAGGAATTCCAAAAAATCAACACCATAATTGCCGAACGTTCCGGCATATCTTTGTGCAGTATATTCCTTGACTCCTGCCCGATCGTACGGTAATATGTCATCGGAAAGGGGGAGATTATCACGGCACGAGTGATACAAAAAGTTGCATTTCCACAGAAAAAGCCGTTCCTGTTGAAACGGACGGCAGCCTATGCCAGAGTGTCCAGCGGAAAGGATGCCATGCTCCATTCTCTGTCGGCACAGGTCAGCTATTACAATCAGCTGATCCAGAGCAATCCGGAGTGGCTGTTCTGCGGTGTTTATGCAGATGAGGCATTGACGGGAACAAAGGAAAATCGGGCGGAATTTCAAAAGCTGCTGAACCGGTGCCGGCGGGGAGAAATCGACTTGATTCTGACAAAGTCCATTTCCCGTTTTGCACGAAACACGGTCACCCTGCTGGAAACGGTACGGGAACTGAAAACACTGGGCGTTGATGTCTATTTCGAGGAACAGCGGATTCATTCCATGAGTTCAGACGGCGAACTGATGCTTTCCATTCTGGCATCCTATGCACAGGAGGAAAGCTATTCTGCCAGTGAGAACAAAAAGTGGCAGATGCGAAAGGACTTTGAACAGGGAAAAGTCGGGAGTATGCGAATGCTGGGTTATCGGCGAACCAAATCCGGAAAACTGGAAATCGTACCGGAGGAGGCAGAAATCGTCAGAATGATTTTTCTATATTATCTGTCTGGTATGGGCAAGCTGGCAATTGCCAAGAAACTGAACGAACAGCAGATATGCACGGTGCGTGGCTGTGCATGGACGACAGAGGACGTAAGGCGAACGCTCCGCAATGAAAAGTACACCGGAAATCTGTTGCTGCAAAAAAGTTTTCGGGAAAATCACATTACCAAGAAAAAGGTGGCTAACATCGGACAGCTTCCGCAGTATTTTGTTGCCGGTTCGCATGAAGCCATCATTTCGCTGGAACAGTTTGATGCGGTGCAGAAACAAATGGCGGAACGGCAGAAAAAATATGCCGGTTCCTGTACCACAAACCGATATCCATTTACGCAGAAAATACGGTGTGCCTGCTGCGGCAAGTATTACCGCAGAAAAACGACTGTGACCGGTGTGGTCTGGATTTGTTCCACTTACAACACCAAAGGGAAAAAATACTGTCCAACAGCAAAACAGATTCCGGAAAATACGCTGATTTCTGCCTGCTGTGATGTTTTGGAAATATCGGAATTTGATACGGAGCGATTTGCGGAACAAATCGAACAGATTCAGATTCCTGCACCCAATGAACTGCAATTCTGCTTTTCGGACGGAACGGAACAAACCGTATCTTGGAAAGACCGTTCCCGTTCGGAAAGCTGGACAACGGAAATGCGAGAGAAAGCGAGGCAGAAAAAATGGCGACAGTCCTAAAAATACCGGCAAAGTTTCATCCCATAACGCATTTGCCGGAAACCAAGGTTCAGAAACGCAGAGTGGCAGCCTATGCCAGAGTTTCCACGGATTCCGAGGAGCAGCAGACCTCCTACGCTGCACAGGTAGATCGTTACACCAAGTACATTCAGGAACGGGCAGACTGGGAGTTTGTTGCAGTCTATACCGATGAGGGCATTTCTGCCCTGAATACCAAACATCGGGATGGTTTCAATCGCATGGTGGCAGATGCTCTGGACGGCAAAATCGATTTGATTGTCACCAAGTCAGTCAGCCGGTTTGCACGAAACACTGTAGATTCTTTGACAACTGTGCGAAAGCTGAAAGAAAAAGGCGTGGAGGTGTTTTTTGAAAAAGAAAACATCTACACGCTGGATTCCAAAGGCGAGCTGCTGATCACCATTATGTCCAGTCTGGCACAGGAGGAGAGCCGTTCTATTTCGGAGAATGTAACTTGGGGACAGCGAAAGCGAATGGCGGACGGCAAGGTCAGCCTGCCGTACAAGCATTTTCTAGGCTATCGAAAAGGAGCAGATGGCTTGCCGGAAATTGTGCCGGAGGAGGCGGAAATTGTTCGGAACATCTATCGTTGGTTTATGGAGGGGAAAACGCCGACTGGCATTGCGAGAACATTGACAGAACAGGGCATTCCGACACCTGCCGGCAAGGAACAATGGTGTTCCAGTACAGTAAAAAGCATCCTGACAAATGAAAAATACAAGGGCTCTGCTCTATTGCAAAAGAGATTTACGGTGGATTTCCTCACCAAAAAATCTAAGGTGAATGAGGGTGAAGTGCCCCAATACTACATTGAGGAAAGTCACCCTGCCATCATAGTGCCGGAGGAATTTGAACTGGTACAGGCAGAATTGCTGCGGAGACAAAACCTACGGCGGCAGTACAATGGGAAAAGTGTATTTGCTGCCCGGCTTGTCTGCGGCGACTGCGGAAATTTCTTCGGGGCAAAGGTCTGGCATTCCAACAGCAAATACCGGCAGGTGATTTGGCAGTGCAATCACAAATTCCAAGGGGTGTGCAAATGCCAGACACCCCATTTGCAGGAGAGTGTCATACAGCAGCGGTTTCAGGCAGCCGTTCAGGAATTGCTGCAAAAGCGGAAAGCGATTCTGGAAAACTGTCAGATGATGCTGGAACTGCTCACAGACTGTACGGATTTGGAGTATCAATTGCAGGAACTGGAAACGCAGAAAATGCGGATTTCGGAACAGGTGCAGGGATATGTTCGGGAGAACAGTGAAATCGTGCAAGATCAGGAAAAGTATGAGGAGCGGTATCAGGCACTGGTGGGACAATATGAACCGCTGCAGAAACAAGAAACCGCTCTGCAGGAACAGCGAGCAGAGCGGTTGGCAAGACGAGAACAGATTCAAGGTTTTCAAAGAATATTGACCGGACAAAATGGGATGCTGCCGGAATTTGATACACAATTGTGGCTGGCTGCTGTAGAAAAAGCAGTGGTGCATCGAGATGGAAAAATCGTGTTTGTTTTGAAAGATGGGACGGAGTTGGTGCAGAAAATTTGAGGGGAGTGGGGTGCAGAACGCACTCCCTTTGCTTGGTGGGTGTGCATTGTATCATTTGTGACGTGCGTTTCCAGTTGCGACGACCGGATTTAAACCATAAAAGCTTGAAAACTTATATTTGAGTTTTCAAGCTTTTTCTTTCACACTGCTTGCAATTTCAGTTTTTTTGTGGTATAATTTCAATAACAAGTAAATCACGATGCGAAAGGGTGATGACTATGGAGAGAATTTTTAATATTACGGGTTCCTGCAATCCGCAGCAGCATTATATGGTCAATCTGGATTCTAGACTTGCGGAGATCAAAAAAATGATCGACCGTGGGGATTATTTTACAATCAATCGAGGAAGATAGTATGGGAAGACGACGATAATTCGTGCGTTAGCTTCCTATTTAAGCGAGGATTATTTTGTCATCAGCATGGATTTTCAGTTTGTTAGTCATTCTGATTTTGTCAGCGAAAGTGCGTTTGTTCGGGGATTCGCACGAGAATTATGGTGTCAAAGAGAAATGCGTGAAATGATAATTCCTGAGATTCAATCACAAATCAAATCATTGAAACAAATTGGCGTAGAATATACATTCACACTCGACTTCTTCCCAAGAACGGGAAAATCGCTGATTTGTTCCCAAAGACGTATCTCCGTGGAAACAAGTCAGCGTATGTTATCAATTCAAGGGTATCGAGGCACGTTGAGTGCGTGGTATTGATGTCAAGAAAAGATGAATAAAAGCAAAAAAGTGGTGTATTTCCGGGCTTTTTCGGAAGTTGAGATGTAAAGCCTAATCATTGAAAAGGCTCGGTTATTTTATAGGGGAACATATCTACTGCGAAAATGTGTGTCAGGTTGTGACCTCGGATTTGATAACGCAAATTGAGTGAGTGGATTAGATGTCAGGGATTTTGAAGTGATTTTTGAAAGAGGAAAAAAGTTGACAACAAATCCGGCAACTCGATAGTAAAGGCGTTTTCGGGCAGTGGAATAGATGTTATGGAAGGAGGAGAATACATGAACGATTCAGCGTGGATTTGGCCAGCTTCGGATATGGATTTCTGGAAAATTGACAACAAAGAAACTTCTGTGAAAATTAAGTGGAGCCACAATTGTTTTGAGGATTATAAGACTTTGTCATATCAGTTCTATAAGTGTGGATACAAAACTTTTGAAGAAGTGATTGGCAGTGGATATGATAACGTTAAATCAGATATGTGGTTTTTAACAGGAATATTCTTAGTTCGACATAGTATTGAATTAGGATTGAAGGCTTTATTATGCAGAGTTTTGCCTCGTAAAAGAGATATTGAAGATGCTTTTGAAGCATGCTGTCATGATGTTTCTATGCTATTTCATAAATATACTGATGTGAGACTTGAAAATTATCTAACTGAAGAAGAGGAAGACTGGTTAATTAGATATTTGGATTCATTAGAAGAAGTTGATAAAAAATCGGACATGTTCAGATTTCCTTTTGAAGATGAATTCCTTTCTAAATACAGGGATAAGTTTTTAGACAATGTGGATGTTGCAAATAATATGCTACAAGGTTATGCGTTAGTAAAAAAATGCATTGAGAGAGGAATTGTTACAGAAGAAGATGAGTTTGACGGAAAATTAAAACCGGAGTTCTTTGTCTTTGCTTCACATGGAATTGGAAATTGTTATTTATGGCAAAGAATTTCTGACGAAGGTTTCCATGTTAAAGTTGCAGGGTATTCTGAGGTGATTGATTATATTTATCAGAATCAAAATATCACCAATGAAGATAAGCTATATCCTCTAATCTTCATGTTTAGAAATACGATTGAATTATGCTTGAAGAGGTTGTTCTATAGTAGAGTTGATAATGGCGTTCCACTGAAGGTGTTTAATTCAAAACGAAAAAGCCATCTTATAAAGAAAAATTTGTGGAAGAACGTTAAACCAGTAATTAAAAAATATGCAAATGATTCTGGCGAAGACCTTACAACTATTGATATAGTTGAAGGCTTATTGGAAGAAATTAACGAATTAGATAAGAATGGGGACAACTTCCGCTACCCAACATCTTATAGTTTGGAATATCGTTTTGATAACAAAGAGTTAGATATAAGCAATGTATATACATACCTTAAAGCAATAATCAATTTTCTTGACGGTTGCGATTCAATGCTTGACGCTATCGCAGATTATCAAAGTGAGATAAAAGCAGAATATGAGGCTGAAATGAGGGCAAGTTTGGATTGGTATTAAAATAATTCGCGAAATTTACAAGGCCTATTATAGAAAACCAAAGGAGGTATTTTATGGCAATAGTGCAAGATGCATATTTCATTCCTGATGATATAGCAACAGGATTAGCAACAGGAATATATCGAAGAATCGGTAGTGTGGTAAGGTGGGCAACTGGTCCTAATAAGGGACAAATAGTAAAGCACCTTAAGCCAATTGACCTACCAGCAGCAGAGCAGGTTCAGGGTGTTGGTGCTAAAGCATTACAGTTTGTAAAACAGCATAAAAAAGAAACAATAATTGTTGTGGCGAGTGCAGTAGCTGTTGGCGCTGGTGCTTGGGTTTGCAATAAAGTAAAAAACCATGAACCAAAGGTTGTAACAGAATTCAGAGCTAGCCTGAAAAGCTATATTGATGCAATTCGCAAGGGGGAGATGGATATTGATAAGATTAATAATCTAATGAGCTCTTTGGAAGCGTTGAAAGCTGACAAAAATTATTCAAAAATCAGTATTCAGCTTACATCAGAAGAACTTGATGTTTTAGTAGGACGAATTTATGAATATACCATGAAGCTGGCAAGTGATAATGAAATAGAAATAGCCGCAGACGACTTAGAAGAAGAAAAAGATGTTATCAAGAATCTGCAATCTTATCTTAAGGTACAGAGACGTATATTTGCTGAAGCTGCATAGAATGGAGGATAAATATGGGCTTTTTCGGGAATTTATTTAAAAGTGAATTTGAAAAATGGGTTGAAGGAGCTTCTCATGAGGAGCTATCAGAGGCTTATGAAGAAGAAAGACAGGATTGGATTAAGAACGGATTCAATGGTGGAACCGGTGAAAAAACTCCTAAAATGAATCGTCTTAATAAAGAAATAAGTAAACGTGTAGCTGAAGAATGGGAAAATGACCCACGAAGAAATAAAGACCCAAACTTCCGTTGGACAGATGCTAATCGTTGGGATAAGGATTAAAATGATAAAGACTCCCCATCACCGGATGTATTCCAGTGGTGAGGAGCCTTTTTGCGTCTATAAGCATTACCCTTCAATATCAATTTTAAGTCCGGACTTGAGCTCCACCGTGAAGTGGTCATCCCAGAGGATGATTTGTTTAAGCCAGCGCTTTACCAAAGTCTCATCGAAATCCGTAAGGCTGGCAGGCTGCTTTTTAATGTAATCTTGCAGGTCATTGATTCTTGCAATCTGTGCATCTCTGGCAGCAGTGTCAACAGTGCATTTTTCACGCTGTTCACGAAGCTGGAAAATCTGATCGGCAATTTCATCGTATGCTTCTTTGCTGTTAGCCTTTTGTAGCAGTTCCTTTTGCAACTCTATAAGTTGCTCGTCAATTCCGTCAGCGGTATTTTTCTGTGCATCTCGGATGACCTTTGCAATATTCTGCTGAAGCTGTACCTGAAATGTTGACTTATCACCAAGGAGCGTGTTAATTGCCTGAACTACCACATTTTCCAATATTGTTTCATTGACGGTTCTGGCATGACACTCCAGTCCGGTGGATTCCAGTCTGCTGATGCATCTCCAAACAACTGATTTACAGCCACGATTGTTCCAGTGAATTCTGCGGAACATTTCACCACAATCACCACAAATTACTATCTGTGCAAAGCAGTGATTACAACTGTAGCAACGCTTTTTGCCATTGGCACTGGTTTTGACCACTCGCCTGCGTACCAGTTCGTCCTGTACTCGTAAGAAGATATCTTTTGGAATGATGGCTTCGTGGTTTCCTTCCACATAGTACTGGTAGTGTAAATTACCTTTCTCACGTCAGCGGAAAATTTGAAGATCGGTGAGATCACATCCCAGTTTTTGTACCAGCTCTTCATGGCGTTTGGATAATCTTTCTCCCACTTTTCTGTGACATGTTCAAGCTGCTTAAGTGCAGCGTCCTCAGACGGTGCGTGATAAATGGTTTTCAAATCGTTGGCAAACTCTTTCTTGTTTTTTGCACCAACATATTTCAGCGTGTTTCTTACTTGATGAACGATACAACGTTGTAATTCTGTCTGTGGAAATGCCGTATTTACGGCTTCTTTCATACCCGAAAGACCATCAGCACATATCACGAGGACATCCTTTACACCGCGATTTTTCAGCTCATTCAGGACTCCAAGCCAATATTTTGCACTTTTGTTTTCTCCGATATGTATGGATAAAACTTCCTTGTGACCTGTCAGACTTACTGCGAGAATCACATATGCAGCCAGATTCCTGATCTGCCCGTTATCACGCACTGAAAAGTGTACTGCATCGATGAAAACGATCGGATACACCTCATCAAGCGGACGATTCTGCCAATCTTCTATCTGCGGAAGAAGCCTGTCTGTGATGTCAGATACCATTCCGTCGCTGACTTCAAAGCCGTAGATCTCCTCGATGGTATCGCTTATCTGACGAGTTGTCATACCCTTTGCGTACAGAGAGATTATCTTCTGCTCAATGCCGGAGATGTCCTTTTGACGCTTTTTTACCACCTTTGGCTCAAATGTTCCGTCTCGATCCTGCGGTACTTCGATCTCAGTTTCGCCTAAATTTCCACGTATCTTCTTTGTTTTCTTTCCATTGCGGTAATTGGAGCTGTCCGAGCGTTCATATGAACGATACCCTAAGTGTTCATCCAGCTCTGCCTCAAGCATTTCCTGTATCGTGCCGCCCATCAGATCCCTGAGAGCATCCTCAATATCTTTTGCTGTCCTGATATCATATTCCTCGATCAGCTCTGCGATGATATTCTTCTTTCCCTCGCTCATTGGTTCTCTTTTTTCTGCCCGATAATAAATCGCCCCATGAAGCGCCCGTCTTTTCTTTTTGTAATCTGTTCAGCCATAACCATAATTCCTCCAGTGACATGTGCATTTTATCCATATTGTTAGAATTAGATATAGTACATTTTCACAAACCAATAAAAGCTGTATGTGTTAAAATGAGGTGAGCCAAAAAAAGAAGAAATTCCAGCCGAGATATGGTATAATGAATTTACCACAAAACAAAACACCAACTCGGAGGAATTTC